AGCTGGCGTTGAGCCAATTCGATCACCTCCAGGCGCTCAACGACGACGCCAACTTCCGGCACTACGGCGACCCCGCTCAGTTCGAGCCGGGCCCGCTGCTGTCGGATCGCGCGCCGGCGGACACCGAGTTCGCCATTCTCGACCACGAGGATGTCCGCGACGACCTGGGGGTAGTCGTTCAAACCGTCACCCGCATCGAATACCCAAAGTCGGCCTGGCCTCACCCGCGCCGGGCTGACCGCATCACCCTGAACAACCGCGTGTGGGTCATCGACCGGCTGCACCGCGACACCGGCACCGATCTGATCGTGGAGGTCACCGAATGGCACGGGGAATGAGCCGCGACATCCAGATCCAGCTGGACGCCCTGCAGCAGCTCGCTGGCTTCGCCCGCCAAGGCAGCCGCGAACTGCTCGAGCAAGGCGCCAAAGAAGGGCGCCGGGAAGCTATTCGCGTGATCGGCAAGAGCCTGGCACTGATCGACAGCTACATCGGGCGCCACCTGCGCGTGACGCGGCCCGTACAGAAGGGGGCCGTCTGGGAAGCCAGCGTTCAGGCCACCCGGCGCGGCACGCTGCTCACCCGCTTCCCGCACCGGCAGCTGCGAAAGCCGAACCGCAGCAAACCCGGCACCAAGCACGCCGGCATCACCGGCACCGTGGTGCCCGGGCGCAGCTACAAGCAGCCGAAGTTTTTCTATATCCCGAAGCTGCGCGGCAGCAACGCCACCGGCATCGCCGTGCGCACGGGTGACGCGCGTGATGACTACCTGATCATTCACGCCCCGAGTGTCAGCCAGGCCTTCCAGCAGCACCGCAGCGACCTGTCCGAAGGGCTAATGCGCACGCTCACCGCGCGCTACACGGAAAAGGTCCGCTCGATCTACAGCACGACCGCCGGCGACGACCCGGAAACCACGTTCCTGAGGTAACCCATGAGCGATCCGATCCTGACGGTGCAGATACTGGACACCTATAAAAGCCGGCTGGCGTCGATCACCAAAGCGAATGGGTACCACTCGGACGCCGGTGCCGAACTGTACGAGGGCTGGCTCGCGGATGCCATTGCAGACGACGCCCGCAGCAATTACCCGTTCATCGCCCTCCAGCCCGGGATCGATCGCCGCCTGAGCAAATCCTCCGGCGGCCGGCTGAGGCGGCAATTGGAGCTGCACGTCGTCGTGGTCGACCGGGTCGATGACGGCATTACCACCGAGCTCCTGCGGCACACCAACGACGTGATCCGCGCGGTGGCTGACCGCAACAATCTGAGCTACGTCGACGGGTTCGCGCTTGATTCTGAAGTCGGCGACATCGAATACAACATTCCCGAAGGCGGTGGGGGCGTGGCCTGGGCTGGTATTCCCATCACCGCCGATTACCAACTGATTTTAACGCCCTAAACCAACAGGCGCCCCGCGCCAAAGGAGAACATCATGTATCAAGACACCGGGCTAATCTTTGCCGGCGAGGTGTTCATGGCCGAGAGCACCAACGGGGTGCCGGGCTCAATGAACGGCCCTATCAACATCCCCTCCCTGCAGATCACGCCGCCCACCAGCGAAGCGCGCAACAGAATCAGCAAGCAACCCGAAAGCTACGGGCAGGCGCTGGATACCCTGAACCTGCCGGCTGATCCGTCCGCGCTGGCCATTACATTCGATTCCCTCCCGGCTGAAATGTTTGCCGAGTGCCTCGGCGGCACACTGGAAAAGCACGAAGTTGAGGGAGGCTCGGTCACAGCAGAAACAGTAACGCTGGTGCTCGGCAAGTGGGTGAAACTGGCACACCCCAACGTCGACATGACCGAAGCCAATAAGCCGGTGGTGACCGACACCGACACCACCACCGAGCTCGTCGCTGGCACCGACTATGAAATCCATGAGCGCGGCGGTTTCATTAAGGCCCTCCGGGAATCCGCGGCGGTGGAAGTGTCTGTGCAATACCAGTACCTCGCCGAATCCGGGTCGCACATCTACGGCGGCACTGAGATCGACAAGCCTCGTTATATCGAGTTGCTCGGTCAGAACCTTGCCACGAAGAAGTGGGGGCGTCTGTATATCTGGGAAAGCCGGCTGAACGCCAATCAGGCCACGGACATGATGCAGGACACGTTCATTACCGGCCAACTGGGCGGTCAGCTCCGCACGCCCCCTGGCAAGAAAGCCCCCTACGAGTTCATCGAACTCAATTAACCGTAACCCACACCATCACCCGCCCCGCCCAGCGCGGGGCTGCACCTGATTCTCGGAGTCTCTCCCCATGGCCCTGCGTGACGGCGTTGTTAATCTGGTCCTGCGTCTGCGCGACCTCATGTCAAAGAACGCCAACAACGCCAGTGAAAGCCTCACTGCGCTGCGGGACGAAGGGGAGAAACTCGACAAGAAGCTCAACGAACTGGGCCGCCAGGAAGCGGCCATCAAGGGCTTCGACGACACCAAGCGCGCCGCCGACGACGCGACAAAGGAACTCGGCAGAACCGTCACCGAGTACGAGCGGTTGCGCACGGAAGGCCGGCAGGCCGGCCAGACCCAGGCCGAATACGCCCTCGCGGTAAAGCAGGCGCGCACCGCCCAAAGCATCGCCAACACTGAGTACCGCAAGGCCCAACGCGAACTCGGGCGGCACGTGCAAACGCTCAACCGCGCGGGCATCGAAACCGACGACCTGACCCGCGCTGAAACGCGCGTCCAGCGTGAGCTGGCCGAAACCCGCGAAGCGTTCGACCGGGTGAACAAAGAGGCGGCGACCCATGCGGCGCAGCTTGACGCGGCCAGCCAAAGCGGCGCGGGTTTCTCCGGTGTGCTCACAGGGCTGCGCGCCCGGTTGCTGGGCCTTGTGGCCGGCATCAGCGTCATCGAAGGCCTGCGTCGCGGCTTCACCGCCTTGGTCGGAGCGGCCGGCGGCCTGGAAGACCTCCGCCTGCGGCTGGACGGCGTGTTCGGGTCGGTGGAAGAGGGCGGGCGCGCCCTGGGCATCATCGACCAGATCGCCGAGCGCAACGCCCAAAGCCTGGACGCCACCGCTGAAGCGGCGCTCCGGCTCAAGTCGTTTGGTATTGACCCGCTCTCGGGCGCCCTGCAAAGCCTGATCGACGTCAACGCACGCTATGGCCAGGGCGCCCAGACTCTGGACACCCTGACCACCCAGCTGGGTCAGGGCTGGGCCAGCCAGCGGCTCCAGCTCGAAGAGCTGAACAGCATCACCGACGCCGGCATTCCCATCCTCAGCGCCTTGGAGAAAGTCACCGGCCGCGCCGGCGGCACCATTCGCGAGATGGCCACCGCGGGCGAGCTGGGCCGCGACGTCATGCGCGAGCTCATTGCCGAGTTCGGCAACATGGCCGAAGGCGCCGGCGCTGCCCGGATCAACACGCTGAACGGCTTGCTCAACGCCCTGCGTAAGGAGTTTCGGGATCTGCTGCGCACGGCGGCGGAGAGCGGCGCCCTGGACGTCTTCCGCAGCAAACTCCGCGAGTTGCTGGACACCCTGCGCCAAGCCGAGGAAGACGGCAGCAGCCGGCGCTGGGCCCAGAACCTGGTCCGCTCGCTGGAGGTCGCGGCGGACGTCACCAGTCGTGTGGTGGCCGCCGCGCGCGTGGGTATCAACGCGGTCACGGCTGTGTGGAGGACGGGCGCTGCCGCCATCACCGGCTCCGCCAGTCTGGTCAGCAAAGCGCTGGCCGAACTGACCGATCTGGTAGGCGCTGAGGGCCTCAGTGGCCGGCTTGATGAACTCAGCGAAAAGGCCGGCGCCATCTCCGGCAGCATGCTGGACGGCGTCAAGCAGGACGGGCGCGATATCGTCAGCGCCTTTGAGGACATCTTCACCAGCGGCGCGGAGGCCGCCGAAGAGGGCGCCCAGCGCCAGGTGAACGCGCAGCAGGAAGCGTCGGACAAGATACTCACCCAGGCCGAGGCGCTGGCCAAGCAAGAGCAGGTTATTGCCCAGGAAACCCGCACCGAGAAGCGGGTCCAGCGCTTGCAGGAAGCGCGCGACGCGGCGGAGACCGCCGAAGAGATCGAGCGGATTGATCGGCGGCTGCACCTCGCCCAGATCGTGTTTTCCCGCAACCGCGCCAAGCGCATCATCGCGGACCGGGAGCTGGAAGCGGCGTCAGCGCGTGAAGCCGCCGAAGAGCAGCAGCGGGCCAACAACGCTCTGCGTGGCTCCCTGGACGATCTCGGCCTGGAATACGACAAGCTCGCCGGCGTCGTCGAACGGAAGGCCATCAACAGCTTTGGCCAGGTGGTCGAGCAGGTCCAGAAGAGCGGCGAGGAAGCGAAGGTCCAGTCCCGCATCATCACCGAGTCGTATCTGGCGGCGTTTGAAGAAATCGAGTCCCGGGCCGGCCGCCTGCAGGTGCAAGAGCAGCTCAACCGCGCCCTCTCCGAAGGTCTGATTACCCAGAAGGATTACAACGCCGCGCTCGAGGAAACCGGCGTCCAGGCCTCCGAAACCCTGGAACGCCTCCAGCGCGCCATCCAGATCTACAAGGAAACCACCGAGCTCGCCACCGGTGCCGAGAAAGACAAAGCGGCGGCCGCCAAGGAAACCAACCAGGCCCTGGACGAACAGGCCGCCGCGGCGGAAGAGGCCGGCGCCTCCATGGAGGAAAGCGGGCGGCGCGCGGTGGTGGCCGGCGCCGGCATCACCGAGGCCGCCGAGAACATCCGGCGGGCGTTCTTCAACGTCAGCGAGGAAGCCGGCCAGCTCTACGACACCCTGCTCAAGGAACAAACCCGGGGCCTGCTCTCCACCCGCAGCTACCTGAACGCCGTGGGCGACGTCGCCACCGAGGTCAACGAACGGGTGGGCCGGGCCCAGCAGCTCTACCAGCGCGCCATGGCCGCGCAAAACGAAGACACCGGGCAGTTCATTCGCCTCGCGGAAAGCGCCATCGCCAGCGGCCGCACCCTCGGCGAGCAGAAGCTCAGCGGACTGCGCAGCGCCCTGGCCAGCGCCAAGGCGCAGATGGACGGCCTCGCCGACAGCGCCCGCGACACCGTCGAGGGGCTGCGCGATGAACTGCTGCAACTCACCGGCACCCAGGAAGAAATCCAGCGGCGGCAGTTCGAGCGCCGCGAGCAGGATCTGCGCGACCAGTTGCGCCAGGCCAGCGAGCAGGGCGCCGGCGACGCCGTCGCGCAGTACCGCGAGGCGCTGCGCGTCAACCGCGAGGTCTACCAGGCGCGCCGCGACCAGCAGCGCAACGAGCAGCTTCAACAGCAGCAAGAGCAGGCCCAGCGCCAACCCGTGCGCAAAACCGAAGTCACCCTGAAAAACGACCGGGGCGACCGCGTCACGGTCACCGCCGCAGAGGGCGAAGACGTCGCTTTTCTGAAGCTGCTCTCCGAATCCGGCCTGCGGAGCACCCAATCATGACCCTCGACGACATCACCATCGAAAACATGGTCTGGGTCAACGAATTCGGCGAGGCCCAGGTCGCGCAGGAACTGGTCCGGGGCGTCACCGGCAACCCGATTCTCTACGAACAGGCCCAACCGCTCGGCACCCCCATGCGTCTCACCGGCGCCTGGGTGGACCGCCAGACCGGCCAGGCCCTGCGCGCCAAGGCGGCGCAGGCCGGTGCGACCTGGCCCGTCACCCTGGACGACGGGCGCACCTACAGCGTGGCGTTCGACCGCCGCAACGGCGTTGCCGTGGAGCTGATTCCCGTGGGCGAGCGCACCGAATACGCCGCCACCCACCCCTACGAACTGGCCCTCAACCTGATTATTCTCGAGGACAACAACGCATGAGTCTCAGCGCCAGCGACGTCAAGCTGTTCCAAAGCGAGCGGCTCACCGACACCGAAGACGGCGGCGGCCGCGCCACCGGCAACGAAGTGCAGCCCGGCCAGGTCAACAACGTCTTCGAGGACATCAGCCGTCTCGATCGCGCCACCGGCAACACCAGCCTGCGCAAGGTGTTTACAGGCCTGGGCACCAATGACAACGCTCCCTATTTGGGAGCCCACGTTGTACTCACCAAGGCGCCGCAAGACCCCAACGTCTCCGTAACCCTGTTCGACACCGACAGCGAAACCGACGAACGCCGCGATGCCCGGGACTTCCTGGAAAGCTACCTGGTGCCCGCCGGTACCGCCACGTGGCAGCTTCTGGGCAACCAGCTCGCCGGCTCGCGCTCGCTGGTCGGCTTCCAGCCGCTGGTGATCAGCGACACCCCGCGCGTCGGCGAGACTTTCGTGCTGCGCGACCCGCAAACCGGCAACGAGCAGTACGTCCGCCTCAACGAAGTCACGGTCACCGAGTCCGTGTTCATCTACCAGAGCGGCAACGCCTACGAGACATTCAAAGGCTGGCGCCTGGAAATGGGCCTGGACACCCCGTTGCTGTTCGATTTCCCGAGCGGCGAAGCGCGCCCCGGCGGGGTGGTGGTCACGAGCAACACATTGCTCACCGGCGGCGGCAGCCGGCAGATCAGCGAGGTGTTCGCCACCGACGTGGCGGACGTGGCCCAGTATTACGGCGTCGCTCGGCTTGCCAATGCGCCGGCCATCGGCGACCGGGAAATCACCGTGGACACGGTCTTCTCCCAGCTGGTGCCGGTGGCCACCAACGAGATCCCGCTGGTGGATCGGCTCGCCGGCGGCAACAACACCACAGTGATCCGTGCGGGGCAGGGTACCGTCACCGAGAACGCCAGCGGCCTGGACGACCAGGCCAGCCTGTTCACCCGCCGCGCCATCGTACCCGGCACCCTGGTGCTCAACATCGCCGGGAGCACCTACCGCGATGACAACGCCGGCGGGCTGACGCTGGTGTCCGGCGCCGGCGGCCAGCAAGACAGCATCGTCGACTACCTGAGCGGCCGCATCACGCTGGCCAACAGCCTCACTGGCAGCGCCTCCTGGACCTACGAGCCGGGCGCCCCCGTGCAGATGGCCTGCGACACCGGCTCCCTGATGATCGACGCCACCAACCGGGGCCTGAACTACACGCTGAATCTGGCCGCGCTACCGCCGCGCCCGGGCACCTTCGTGCTCGCCTACCGCGCCCTGGGCCGCTGGAACGAGCTGCGCGATCGCGGCGACGGCGTGCTCACCGGCATCGGCACCGGCACCATCAATTTCCAGACCGGCACCGTGCTGGTCACCCTGAGCCGGCAGCCTGACGTGGACACCCCGCTGGTCTACCGGTACGCCAGCCAGGCCGGCAGTGAATTCGCCGTCCGCGCCGGCACCGCCCAATTCGCCGACCCGGACCCGGAGCTCACCCTCAGCCTGGGCGCCGCGGTAGCGCCGGAAACCCTCACCGTGTCCAACGGCGGGGGCACCATCAACGTCACCGACGACGGCGTCGGCAACCTCACCGGTACCGGCGCCACCGGCACCGTGAACTACGCCACCGGCGAGATCCGGCTCAAGCCCAGCAGTGGCGTCACCGTGGGCACGCTCACCGCCGCCGGCGACACCGGCGAGGGCGTCACCGCCCAGGTCACCCCGCAGATCAGCGGCGGTGCCGGCACCTTCACTATCCCCGACGCGCCGCTGGAGGCGGGCACCGTGCGGCTCACCTGGTACGTGGCGCGGCGCTGGCACAGCGGCTGGAACGACGGCGAGCGCGAGCGTCTGATCAAGCGCACCCTGCAGGACGACGGCGCCGGCGGGTTTGTCGGCGCCGCCGGGACCATCGATTACACCAGCGGCGATGTCAGCATTCCGGATCTGGAGGCCAGCTACGAGATCGACGTGCGCTATCTGGCCATCGGCGGCGAGCAGTCCCGCACCGAACTGCGCCGCGAAGAGCTGCGCGGCGACGTCACCGTGGCGGCGCTGAATGACATCAGCGGCTTTCAAAGCACCAGCCAGGAACTGGCCGTGGACGATGCCGAGCTGCAGCTCGCCAACGTCGGCGCCGCTGAAATGGTGTTCCCCGGCTCGGTGCTGTTGGAAGCCGGCGGCCAGACCTTCATCGATCGCGACGGCACCCTGTTCAGCAACCTGGACCCGGCCACCGGCGCCGGCGTTGCCGTCGGCAGCATCGACTACGCCAACGCCTCGGCGGTGTTCGACGACCCGCCCGGCGGCACCGTCACCGTGCGCGCCTGCCTGGTCGGCGACCGGCCCCAGGGAACGGAGAAAGTGCAATTCCGCACCGAGATCGCGCCCATCCGCGCCGGCTCGCTGCAGCTCACGCTGAACAACCTCAGCAACGGCGAGCTGGTCACCGCCGAGGCCGACGCCAACGGCGTGATCACCGGCGAGGACAGCAGCGGCAACCAGCTCACCGGCGAAGTGGACAGCCAGAGCGGCTTCGTCACTCTCGACGCCGAGTTCGCCAGCCTGCTGGGCGACATCCGCTACAACGCCGTGGGCTTGCGCACCCTGCCGCTCGACCCGGAGATCGTCGGCCTCGACCCGGTGCGCCTGCCGCAGGACGGGCGCGTGCCCATCTTCCGGCCCGGCGACGTGGCGGTGCTGAACCACACCGCCGAGACCAGCCTCACCACGCCCACCGCCGGCGAAACCATCGCGCTCGACCGCGACCATCAGGCCGAGATCATCGTCTACGGCGCCGACGGCGACACCGAGCTGGACCCGGCCCAGTACACCACCGACCTGGACGCCGGCACGCTCACCTTCGCCGACCCGCTCACCCTGCAGGACGCCGACGCCAACCTGATCAGCGGGCCCTGGCTGGCGCGCGATCGCATCGAGCACATGAGCTTGGTCACCGACGTGCAACTTTCCGGCCTGGTCGAGCTGCAGGCGCCCACACCCCACGAATTCCCGATCACCGAGACCGTGGTCTCCAGCGCGGTGCTCTACGGCACGCTGCAGGCGCGCGCCGTGAACCTGTTCACCCAGCGCACCTGGCAGAGCAACAACCCCAACTGGGGCAGCGAGCCGGACGAATCCGGCGAAACCGACGCCGAGTACAACGACATCGCCTACCCGGTGCAAACCGCCAACTACGGCACAGTCACCGAGAAGTGGGCGCTGGTGTTCACCGGCACCAACACCTTCAGCATCGTGGGCGAAAGCCTCGGCGTGATCGGGCAGGGCACCACCAGCGGCGACACCGCGCCCATCAACCCCATGACCAACACGCCCTATTTCGTGCTGGATGGTGACGGCTGGGGTAGCGGCTGGGCCACCGGCAACGCTGTGCGCTTTGACACCCAGGGCGCCCTGGCCCCGCTGTGGATTGCCCGCACCGTGAAGCCCGGGCAGGGCACGGTGGAGAACGACAGCTTTGAACTTCAGATCAGAGGGGATGCGGACTGATGGGTGCTGTACCGACTGTATACCGCTGGGACGATGACGGGGCGCCTGCTAATCCGGCCTCAAATAATGGTTACGACCGATCTGCTGTGGTTGGCCAGGCGCTGAAGGCCTGTCTTGTCGATGGCTATGGTTCTAAGGCTGCCGCTGGCTGGGCCGCCTACGACGTCGTGTGGCCAACGAGCGGTAATGATGGTCACATAGTTTTCGAGAACGCCAGCATGACCGGCGTGGCGGATTTTCGAATGCAGGGTTCTTCGGCTCGTGTCGAAACATTGGCGGCCGGCTGGGACGGGAGCCAACTGGTGGACCCGGTTCCCTATAGCTATACGTTGTCGGGCTCACAGACCTTTCTTGTCGACGATGCTCGTTCTGTCCGGTGGTGTGTGGTGGCCAATGGTCGGGCCTGCATACTGCTTCTATGGCGGGATCCATCCGGACTTTCGGGTGAAAACCTAAGTCGGTGGAATGGGGTAGCAATGGCAATGGGCGAGCTGGTGCCGGCGGTGGCGGAATTTGGTACCGGTGCCGCGCCAAATTTCGCGACCTTTCAAATGCGTTCCATGGAATACGGCGACGAACCCATAGGCGCTTCCAACCAGACGTCATCCGTTATCTCCCGCGTGACTGCTGCCGGCGTGGCCAACGTGTCGGGAGGAGAAGGGTTTCACCAGCATGGAGCGTACGGATATTCGGGCGCGGAAACTGATTATCGGTTCTCTAGCGGCGCACCTAGCGTTCCTTTTCTGCCGTTGTACATTAAAGGGTCGGACACAGATAACAATTTACAGTTTGGCCGATGGCCTGGCTTGTGGTTGATGACTGGCGTCCCAAAAGAAGATGTATTGCTCGAGGACCGCGATACTCACGGCATCTGGACCGGCTCGCCCGAATCAGTCGGTGGCCAGGACCGCGTGCTTGTGATCTCCCGTAAATACTACGGGTGGGTGTCGTTGGCGGCTGAGGATTGGCCATGAACGCCCTGCCGTACTATGAAAAATCGTTTGGTGTGCGCACCTGCAGGCGTCTCACCATTGAGATGCTGGAAGGCGGAATACCCTTCACCGGTGGGGTGGGTTACACCGTGATCGATACGCTGACTGGCTGGCGCGGTGCGCTCTGCACCGGGTACGTCCGGGGCGGTGCGTTTTCGGTGACCGTGCCTATTGGGCGAGCCTCTGCTCTGCTGTTGGCAGCTTCCTCGGGGGCTAAGAGCGCGACGGGGCCGCTGCTTCAGGCCCAGGGTGATGAGACGGTCGACATTGACCTGGACAGCTCTGCGGGTGAAGTCAGCGGTGACCCCGCAGAGATCAACGGCTCGATCAGTTTGCGCGCCCCTGATGGCGCTGTGGGCCCGGTGGCGCGAGGTGTGGTCGCTGTGCAGCAATTCGGCGGCGCCTGGCGCGTGGTCGGTACCGCCCGATCCGCTGAGGCGGACGGGAGTTACACGCTGTCCGGGCTGGTCGACCCTGGTGCCGACGTTTTCCTGATGACGCTTGATGATCTGGGTGCCGTGTTTGAGCCTGAGTTGGAGGTGGCTGCCGACGACCTGCTCCCCCCCACCACCCCCACCGGCTACGTCTACCGCGTCGTCACCGGCGGTGAGCTGCCCGCCACCGAGCCCGACTGGTGGACCACCGGCCAGCAGCAGGTGGGCGCCGCCACGCTGGAAGCCCGGGAGTACCTCCGCCCGCTGGCCCACGGGCCGGTGGACGTCACCTTCTTATAAGTCGCTGCCATGCCTTACATCCCGTCCACGGCCTTTGAACTGGGCGGCGGCGCCTATGTGCCGTCGTCGGCGTTCCTGTTTCGCTACGCCCCGGCCGTGCCGTACCAGCCGGTGCCGGCGCTGCAGGTGCGGCGCGCGATCGCGTCGGCGCCCGGGCGGGCGGTGGACGCCGCCGCGGTGCCTGCGTGGGGCTGGCTGCCGGCGCGGGATCCAGCGCCGGCGCGCTTCGGCGCGGCCCGGGCGCGGCCGGTGGACGCGGCGATCTGGCAGCGGTGGGGCTGGCCGGTGGCCACTGATCGTGCGGTGGGTTTGGCGCACGCCTGGGGCGTCGTGCTGGATCCTCGCGCGGCGCTGCCCTGGGGGCGCCCGGTGCCCACCGATCGCCGGGCCGGTCGCTTCGGCGCCATCGCGGCGTCGCTGTGGCTGGACGCCGCCTGGCTGAGCCCCTGGAACCGCCTGCTGAAAGTGGACCGCGCCGCGGTGGACGAATGGCAGAGCACCGCCCGCCAGCGGCGTGAGGCGGCCAGCGTCGCTTACCAATACGGCCCTACGGCTTTCCGTTTTGACGCCGGCGAGGCCTACCGCCCCAGCACCAGTTTCCAATTCTCCCGCGTGCCGCCGGCGCGGCCGCCCATCCCCCGCGACCGCATCAGCGCGCACCCCTGGGGCTGGGGCACCACCCTGCGCGCCGAGAACATCATCCCCTGGGGCGAAGGGCGCCGGCTGCGGCCGGTGGACGTGGGCGTCGAATACCCGGACTACGACGGCCCCATCAAAGCGCCGCCCCCTGAACCGGACATCAGAGAGAGCTACCAGATCGTGAACCTGATCAACGTGGTCGCGCTGCCCAGCGAAACCCCCATCGACGTGGCCAACATCCAGCTCGGCCTGGACCTCGATGCGTTCGCCTGGTCCCTCACGTGCGACGTGCTCACCGCCGAAGCCATGGCGCTGCTGAAACCCGACCCGGACCCGGCGGAGCTGCGCATCACCATCAACGGCCACGCCTGGGTGTTCATGGTCGAGAAGTGGTCCCGCGTCCGCGCGGTCGGCCACCGCTACCGCATCAACGCCAGCAGCCGCACCCGCTACCTGGCCGCGCCCTATGCCCCGCGCCGCAGCCACATCGACGAGGGCCCGGTGAACGCCAAGCAGGCCGCCGAGGCGGAACTGCAGAACACGGGCTTCACCATCGTCTGGCACCCCAGCTTCACGGACTGGGCCATCCCCGGCGGCGTGTGGAGCTACACCGAGAAAACGCCGATCGAAGCCATCAGCGCCATCTGTGAAGCCGCCGGCGCCGTGATCGTGCCCGACCCGGCCACCGACACCCTCCACATCCAGCCGCGCTACTACGACGCCCCCTGGGAGTGGGCCAGCACCATCGTCGACGCCGTAGTCCACGACGCCATGATCGAGACTCCCCAGGACGGCGAGCACGTCCCTGGCACCACTATCAACGGCATCTGGGTCAGCGGCATCAACGCCGGCGTGCAGGTCGAAGTGGTGCGCGCCGGCACCGCCGGCGACGAACTTGGCCAGGACATCCTCCACGACCTGATCACCGATCAGGCCGTCGGCGCTGCTCGGGGCAAGCAGGAGGTCGCCGGCAGCGGCCCCCACACCCTGGAAAACCTCACCGTCCAGATCACGGACGAACAGGCGAGCCCCGGCCTCATCCTGCCCGGCTACATCATCGAAGTGCAGGGCCAGGAAACCTGGCGCGGCCTGGTGCTCAGCAACAGCATCAGCGCCCCCGGCAACGGCGCCCCGCGCATCAACCAGCGCCTCGCCGTCGAACGCCGCAGCGACATGGAGATCCACTGATGGCCACCGTCAACCCCTGGCGCCGCTTCCAGCAGCTCACCAACTACCAGTCCCGCGTCGTCGCCACCGTCTACGACATCGGCCCCAACGGCACCAGCGTCGTCACCCTCCGCGACGGCACCCGCACCCGCGTGCGCGGCGACAGCGTCGCCATCGGCAACAAGGCGTTCATCGTGAATGGGCAGATCCAGGGCGAGGCGCCGGACCTGCCGGCGTATACGGTGCAGGTTTAGTTGCCGAACAACCAGGTGGCGAAAGCTCCAATAAAAGCTGCAGCAAGGTGGGTTGCTATCTGAACCGGAAGGCGGCCTTTGTTGCTGTCGTAGAGCACGCATAAACGTCCAAACCTGGAGCCGCATTCCTTCGCGGGGCGGATACCTTTCGCCGCCAACGCGATCGAGGCACCGTCGCTATCCCTACTGACAATGCGGATGAAGCCGGCCTCTTGGAGTTCCTGGAGAGCGGGCAGGACGGCTTTACTGCTTACCGTGTTTTCGTTGGTGGGGTTATCAAAGGCGGACCAAAACTCAAAGGTCGGTCCAGGAAACGAGTCATTTGAAAACCAGCCATTAGCATCTTTTATAGATTTGCCCTTTAACCAGCGGATGCAATCGTATGGGTAATAGTGGCTATGGGTAGCGCGGGACTCGCGCCGGTACAACTGGTGCAGGATATTCATTTGGAAGCTGTCCATCAGTATCCCCCCGATGAAAAGTAGAGACGGGCGATCCGAGAGTGCGCCAACACGCTCGAATCCCCGACAAGCGAGCACTCCCTCGCTTGCCAAGCAAGGCCCGCCGCTGCGTGCACACAGCGCGGTCGAGGCTATCACTTCCGGCAAGTAAGAGGAATGTCCTATGGCCAAGCCCCTGGTCCCCTGGATGGGCGGCAAAACGAAGCTCGCCGCGTCGATCCTGCCCCTGTTTCCCTCACACAAATGCTATATCGAGCCGTTTGCGGGCGCCGGCGGCATTTTCTTCAGCAAGGCGCCGTCACAGGTGGAAGTGCTCAACGATATCAACGGGGATATCGTGAACCTTTACCGTATCGTGAAGCACCACCTGGAAGAGCTGTATCGGCAGTTCAAGTGGATTCTGGTCAGCCGTGAACAGTGGGGCCTGCTACAGGCCACACCGGCGGAGACGCTCACCGATGTCCAGCGGGCGGCCCGGTTCCTCTACCTGCAGAAGCTGGCTTTCGGCGGCAAGGTGTCCGGGCAGAGCTTCGGTACCGCGGCCACTACGCGCCCGAAGTTCAACCTGCTTACCCTTGAGCAGGACCTGGTAGAAGCCCACCTCCGGCTCACGCAGGTCACCATCGAGCAGGGGCCTTGGACCTACATGTTCGACCGCTATGACCGTCCCGACAGCCTCTTCTACTGTGACCCGCCGTACTGGGACACGGAAGGGTACGGCGTGGCGTTCCCGCTCGAGGAATACGAAGCCCTGGCCGCGCACGCGCTTGCGGCGAAGGGATCGGTGGTGATCAGCCTTAACGACCATCCAGAGATGCGCGCCGTCTTCCAGGGCCTGACCATCCACGCTCGGGACTACACCTATACCGTTGGCGGCGGTGGGCGACCAGCGCAATGCAGCGAGCTGATTATCCTTAACGACAAGGCGCAGAGTGCTCAGGGCGGTTTGTTTTAAGTCGCTTGTTCGATCGCGATCAGCCGGTAGCCGGCTGCCTCAAGGGCTTTCACGCTCGCGTCGTTCTCGTAGCGATGACCGTCGGGTGCGGGTGACATGCCTAATTCCAGGCGCACCAAGCCAGCGGCGATATCCTCTGTAGGGCGGCGTGGATATCTCACCACGATCACTCTTTCCAATCCCGATGGGGTGTCGATAATGACCGTCCAGGTCTTGTTCGCGTCCATGCGCCTTTCCTCCCTGCCGGCTGCCGTGAGTGTGGGCCGGTGGCAGCAGGGTGGGGCAGGACGCAGTCGTCTGTCTGTAGGAGATCATTGGTGGAATGTGTAGGCGATAGCTGACATCGTGCGGCGCTCTGGACCAGCGGGCTACAGAGGTTCCTGATCTGAGATCGGGACAGTATGATCGCGGGAAATGGTAAAGGCGCTTTTGATGGGGGTACGCGATGTCATGGGCATGGTTTGGGGAGTTGTTATTAACTGCCGGTGCGACGGGTTTGATCGCTGGTGGCGGGATAACCTGGTGGATTCGGCGTGTCGCCGATCATCAGTTGGAAAGGTCCCTAATAAAATTAAGGGCGGAGACTGACCGTGAAAGTCTTCTGTTCAGTATTCGCTATGAGCCGATTTTCGCAAAGCAGGCGGAGGTCCTGATCGATCTATATCCCAAAATCGATGATCTGATCTTCCATGGCAAAACTCTGGTTGATTTTGGGGAGCTGTCTTCCCGGGCGGACCAACTGGGATTCCAAGAGCTGCATGCAGAATGTCGCCGCATGTTGCTTGAAGCCGCAGTGTTTCTTCCTGACGAGCTGGACTCACTTCTTGAGAGTACCCTTAACTCGATTCGGAAAGTCGTCAACAAGGGGTACCGCGCCACCCAGGGTGTGAAGCAAGGCTCGGAGTCGGTAAAGCGGCGCGCCTACGACGACCAAAATAATGCATCGGATGAACTGGACGCCTTGCTTCGTAAGGTCCGGACTGAACTAAGGTTGCAGATACGCTCCGCATTGGGCCTGGGCGGCACCACTGCATCGTCACCATAGCGGGGGCCGTTTCAGGCGCACTCGCTCAACAAATCGGCGGTCGTTGTTTTCCGGTTTGTTGATGGTGGTGCTCACCGGCACTGCCTCCAGCCGGCCCCGGTGAACCGGCGTGAAGAGGGTCGGATCCATTCTCTCCAGCCATTGTTTTCCCTGAAGCTCATTCAGAATTACCGGCTGGCGGTGATGGATCTGGGCCATCAGCGCGTTAGGTGGACAGGTCAGGATCGCCATAGTCCGTATCCGGCGCCCCTGCGTCTCCCACTCATCCCAGATGCCAGCGAACAGCATCAGCGCGCTGCTCTCCCGCCACCGGATCATCCAGGGCTGCTTGCTCCCGTGCGGTGGCTTCTCCCACTCGTAGAATGCGGTCGCAGGCACTAGGCAGCGGCGCTCGGCGCCGCGCTTCTCCACGGTCTCCGATCGGATATTCGCCCACCGCTTCAGCCCCTGGGGTGTGCTTTTGGTAAGCCCCCAGAAGAACGGCTCCAACCAGGTGCGATCGGCGTCGCGGAAAATGGCGGGCACGTTGGTGCCGGGTGGAATGTTGATCAGCCTGTTTCCGGTGAAAGGGCCGGTATAGGTCCGGCTGCCTGGCGCCAGGTGGCGCAGGGTTCGGGGGTCAGCATCGAGCTGATAGCGACCGCACATGACTACTGTCCATATGTTCAGAACGTGTCCCAAATCTGGGGCATCAGGTGGCAATAATCAATGGGTTAGAGGCGGATTTGGCCGGGGATGCGGGACACTTACATATTGCTAAGGTGCTGATTTAATTAGATAATCGGCTCTTACGCCGTATTGGCTTTTAACCAATTGGTCGCTGGTTCGAATCCAGCACGACCCACCACTATTCCGAAAAGGGGCTGCCAAAAGGCAGCCCCTTTTTTGGTTCATCATACTTTAGCGGGAAGTGGCGCCCCCTCCAGCGGGGACGCGGGTCTGTGTTCTGCCCTCCCGGGAACGCTGTGAATACGTCCCTGTACGCTCCCTTTCGCGGGCATGGCCCGCTCCCACAAGGGCGCTCCCACAGGTCTCGCTCCCACAAGACTGCCATCACCTGCCCGTTGCCCCGCCGTGGTGCTGCCGCTCTCCGCGCACCAATCGGTGGCATGCTTGATGCATAAGTCCGGTTATCTCCCCAATCAACCGGCGACCCTATGCTCAGTCTTGAAGAGGCCCGCGACCGTCTGCTTGCCGCCGTTCGCTCCGTGACGGA